TCTTAGGATGATATAAAGAAAGCATTTTTTGCAAATTTTGTTTTTCTTTAGGAACAAATAAAGAACCATTTTTAAACATTATATGCCCTAATGTAGCTTCTCCTTTTTGTTCACTTACAAAAGGTGAATTTTGATTAGTTGCATATCTAAGTTCTTGTTGCTCACCGGTTTCACTATTAAACCAAAGCATTTGCCATCTTTGTGAATGTTTAGATTGAATTGTATATGTTATAGGCTGATGTGCTCCTTTTAACAAATAAGTTCTGTCTTTAATTTCCCATTCGGGTTTTGTAGATTTTACTGGTGCTTTAGCAACAGTTTTTTCTTTTACTACTTGAGGTGCAACCTCAATATTTTCTACTGCTTGGTTAGCTTTTTTAGCCATGATATAATATAATTAAATAATTAATAAAAATGTAAAGTAAGGGGCACCACTACGATACCCCTTATCATTACAACAATAGTCTATGCAGAAGCTGTAAACAATACGAAGTTGTTTGCACCTTGAGTAACAAGACATCTTTCAGATAGGAAGTGTACTTCCATAGCATCAAGCGCTGAAGTATAAGCACCTCCAACAGAACCAGTAATCCAAGATTTCATTCTTCGATCATCAGCCTGAGAAGCTCTATACCTTACATGCAAGAAAGGTCTACGGATATTAGTTCCTAGAATTTGGTCATAAACAGTTGAAGTACCTGCAGGAATCAAAACTCCCTCAATACCAGAAACTGCTACTGCACCTCTTGTAGAAGCATCATTTAGATATTTCCAATCTGTCTTATAGAAATCATAAGATCCTCTTCGGAAACCACTGAATCCAAGATTCAATGCCATTTCTTCAGAATTTTCAAACAATCCATAAGCAGTACCACCTTGAGCGCCATCGGAAACACCAGCTAGCATTCCGTCAATATCAAGAGCAAGTCCTCTATTAACAAAAAGCATGTTTTCTTCAATAGCTCCTTGAGTATCTAAATTTTTCAAAATGCTGTCAAATTCAGTAAGTCCAGTAGCTCCACCGCTGAAGTTATTAAGAACGTTACCTCTTGATTGAATAGAAGCAAAAAGCCCTTCAGTACCTTTTACAGTCAATGTAGAAGTTCCGCTTACTAGCTCACCTTCAACAACTGCCATTTCTAGATAGTCTTCAAAACGTAGTCTTGTTTCAGACTCAGCTTTTAGATACCATAAAAATCCAGAAGTTCCATCTTCAGTAGCAACTTCAACCCATCCGATTTGTGCAGCATCTGATCCAGAAATTGCATACTTATCTTTAATGATGATAGGTGAATTGTTGTATTGACTGAAAGAAGGTGTAATAGAACGCTCACGACCGTCAGCGGTTCCTTTCTTAAATTCAGAACCGTAAACGAAAATCTTACCAGTTGTCAATCCTGTAAAATCAATTTCAGAACCACCACCAGTAGCAACTAGATCTCCTTGAGTATAAGGCTTAACAGTTAAGGTGGCCAAAGTAGGAGAAGTATCAACACTAGTTTCTACAAAACACTTTAGTTCTTTTCCTGTAGCAGGATCCATAAGAACAATAGTATCATTTGCAGAAATAACGTTTGCTACAAAACTAGCTCCAGCAGTAGCATTCAATACGAATGTTAAAGTGCTTCCAGTTGCAACAGTTACACTATCATAAGCAATGTGTAGTCTATTTTGCTCAGACCATACAACTTGATCAGAAGTCATGGGCATTTCTGCACCAACCATTCTTAAGAAGCCAGATAGAGTTCTGTTACCATATCTTTCTACTTCTTGCTCGTAAATTTCGGGTAGATACTGCTGCGCGAAGTCATTAGTACCATCTGTAAAACTTAGGTAGTTATCGCTAAGTATTTGTTGCTTTTGACTTGGTTTAATCGAACCAAAAGCGGGTAAAACATTTGCCATTTTTAATTTTTTTTAATTAGTTAAATTTTTTTGTTTTTATTTTTAGTTTACTCGAATCAGCTCCGCTAATAGCCCTAACCTTTAATCCATTAATAAACACATCACCACCAGCTGTTTGTCTTGGCTCAGTTGTAATGTTTTTAGTTTTAGCAATCTGTTCTTTAATAGCATCGGCACGGCCTTGCTCATAGAAATGATTTACAATTTGGTCAGTATTCCTAGCGGCATAGAGAGCCTTGTGGTAACCTCCAGGGTCTTGTAATTCACCTTGATCGTTTAAGAACGTCTCAACGAACTTTGATAAATTTTTCTGGCTGTCAGACACGGAAACAGGATCTTTTACAGAATACTTAAATTTTTTAGATCCTACATTAAAATCGAAACCTTCGAAATTGTTGGAAAAATAATTATCAGTAGTCTTTTCGAACCCGTCTATAATAGACTTTCTATTTTGCTCTTCTTGATTGTAGCGGTTGAAAAAATCCATAGCTTTTTGTTGTTCTTGAGTAACACCAGGCCTTAATTTAATTTCCTCGTAATACTTACTCTTTGTTTCTTCTAAAAAGTTTTTGGCTTTTGCAACCTCTTCTTTAAACGCAATTTTCTTTTTGCGTATATCTCTATCCTCTTCTATTTCTTCATCATAAGAAAAATCATCTAATAAAATATCAATGTCTTCTTGATCTAAATGAGGTTTTGTTTGTTTATAATATTCTTTTAATAAAGTATTATTATCAATATTTGAATAGTCAGCATTTAATCTTGCATAATCCTGCACTGTACCACCTGTTTCTTCTATAAACTTAACAAGCTTATCTATTCCTTCAGGTAATTCTGGTACTTTTGTTTCTTGTAATACTTCTTTTTGTTTCGGTTGGGAAGCGGCAACTTCATTACTTTCGCCCGCTTTAGCTTCTACTAATTTTATAGGAGACTCTACTTCTTCTTTTTGACTTTCTTGGGAAGAGACTTGCTCTTTGGCGTTTCCTTCTCCCATTTTTTTGCCATCTCCGGATTGGTTAGATACATCCACCTTCTCTGTGCTTGACTCTTGAACGGCATTTTCTTCTGTTTTTTGTTCGTTAGGAATTACCACTTTAGTAACCTCCTCTTGTACTTTATCTAGTGGCTCTGAATCTTTTAATTCAACTTTTGTAATTTTTTGCTCTTGCACTAAATTTTTTGGTTTTGTGGGTTTTTTCATTTTAAATTCCCCCTCTTGCTTTACTTGTACTTCTGCCATGATATAATAATATAAAATTAATTAATAAAAAAATTTACCTCGGTTCAAATTGCTCTAATCCAAACCCGCCTAGATTATCATTACCTGATGATTCAAAATCTTTGGGCAATAGATCATTTTTTCTTTGATCTATAAGTTCAGATTGTTGAGTTCCTTGAATTTTAACTCTTTGATCTTTACGATCTTCTATTTGTTTTTCTTTTGTTGCTTGTGCATCTACCTGTATTTGAGCAAGCTTCATTTTGTACTGAAACTCTTCGGCCATTAATTGTTTTTTAATTAAGGCTTCTTGTTCCATTTTGTTTATTTCAAACTCAGACTTTGCTTTTTCAATTTGCACTTTTGTTTCAGCTAGCGCTTGTTGTTTTTGCACCTCAGCTAAAGCAGCTGCTTCTGAAGCTTGTGCATTAGATTGGCCTTGCGCTTGAATATTAGCCAGTTGAGCAGCTTGTTGTTGTTCTGCTCTTTTAGTCCTTCTTAATTTTAATACTTGGTTAGCTAATTTAATATTTCTTATTTCTCTAATATCAATAGCATCTTCAAGATTAATAGAATTTTGCTGCAATGAAACTTGAATATTTTGCTCAAGCATTGCTTTCTCTTCAGCCTCTGGTTCTAGCTCTAAGAATATACCAAAATTGTGTATATCTAATTTAGCAATCTCTTCTAATGTATTTACATTGAAAGTATTAATACTGCTTAGCAAAGCTTCTTTAGTCAAAGGAAATTGCAAAGCGTCATTTACCCTAAGACCAATGTTTTCTGCATTTCTTATAGTAATATACATTAAAGCTTTTAATATATGCCTAACAGCTACATTTGAATTTGCCGCAGCCATTTTTTGCAAACCAACTAATGCGTTTTTATCAGGTGAACTACCATCTACAGCTTCGTTTAATCCAGTAGTATCTCTTATCATTTGTAAATAATATTGATAAGTTTGAATTAAAGCAGAAATTTTAGACATACCATTTGAAGTCTGTAATTCCTGAATTGGTACTTTACCTCTATTTAAATCTCCATCTTGTGTTAATGAGCGCCCAACAATACTACCAGTTTGGAAATACATGTTTAAAGCTTCAGCGGGATTGTAATTGGTTCCATTACCTAAATCAACCTCAGCTAATCCATCCATATCTAAATATACTCCATCTGGTACAATTCTTGATAAAACTTGTTGTAGTTTTAAATGAGTTAATTGAATCATATCCGCAAAAGAAGTTATCTTATTTACAGTTGAGTCGATTCTGCCTTTATATAGTCTAGGCGCACAAATAGAATAATTCATGTTAACTTTAGTAACATTACCATAAGGCCGGGTCATGTTTTCTGACAAATCCCATTTTAATATTTTAGACATCCCTAAAACTTTAGCCCCTGTGTATAATACTTCAATACTTCTACTAATCCTTTCGAAATTATCGCTTTCAGGTGGATTAAATTCGTCATTTTTTTCTAGTACTTTTTCTAAACCTTGATCAGTATATTTTAATTTAAATACTTGGTTAGCGTAAGTTTTATATTCAAAAAACAATATAGAAACTAAATTATCATCATTATTACCACTATAATTTCTTACTC